TAAGAGTTGTACCGAACCCGGTCCATGTTACTGTAGCAATTTCTTCAATACCAGCGTCAACAGTTGCCTGATTGACTGTAGCATTAGAAACCTGATAGAATACATTGTCTAATTTAAAGTACATGTGGTTTTCTTGCGCAGTAGCAAAATTAGAACGAGTTGAGTGCGAACCTGTAGCAGCTGCTACATTGGTAGTTTCAAGCTTACCTGTATTCCAAACAGATTGTTCATTTGTGCCAGAAGCTGGTGCGGTATTAGATACCAGGGCTTGCCACATAAACCAGTCAGCAACTGGTTTAGCATTACCTGTTTGAGTAGTGCCAGCGCTTGATCCATCTGCGGCGGCGCCAGTGATTACACCAGTTGGGCGAAGGTAAACCTGAAGGTTCCAATCAACTGGATTAATAGCAGTATTAAAACGCTGCTGTGAGCGATCAGGGTTTGTACCTGATTCAAGGCTAGTAATGTCCTGTGTTGCAGCTGATGATGAAGCAGCAAAACCTGCCAGCACCTCTAATTTCCAAGTATTTTGTGGAGTCATAGCGGTAACGGCAGCACCGTTTACTAAATCAACGGTGGACAAGAATACCTCTGAATTTCTTTGCAAATTAAGAGATGCCATCTTTTTTTCTCCTTAGTTTTCTAGTCTGTATGAGACTGTAGTTTGAACCTCTGCTAATCCGTAAGGAATTGCTAATCCTTCATCAGTTGAAATATTATCTATAGTTATATCTAATATTCCCTTATCAGGATTATCCCCTAAAGAATAGATGATATGTTCAATATCTTGAATTAAATCATCTGCGAGGCTTTGAGAATTATCTTCTCCGAATACGTATGCTCTTATGGTAACGTCTAATGTTGCTACCGTCAAACTTTTAGAATTAAAATCTCGAATTTCGGTACCAGCGCTAAGATAGAGTGATGGAAAATCGTTTACCTCATCCAAAAACTTTAATTTTCTAAATACGTTATTAAATAGGTTAGTATTATAAGTGTAACCAGCATCGTAACTAGACACGGTACCATCTATCTCTTTTAGTCTAGTAACTAAAAAATCAACTATTTCAGTTCTTCTAGATGTTGCCATTATCTGCCTCGTACAATATTAAATTTTTGTGAGAATAAAGTTTGAACTACTTCACGGGTAGCTGTCTCAACTTGTTGATCAGGTTGATACCCGTATTGCTCATTAGCACGATAAAGTGGGTTATAATAAAATCTCATAACGCTGCGTCTATAATCAGCAATAATCTGAACACTTCGTCTAAAACGTCCTGTACGTTCTTTAAAATCAGGAGGAGTAGCTAAACCAGCTTTTTCCATGGTCTCACCAAGTCTTTTTTGAACTAATTGTGTTAATTGTACACTAGAAATAAAAGTTTGTAAAGGCGTTTTGGGTTTTCCCTTTTTAGGTTGTCTTACAGTAAATGTACCTCCGTCTTCATTTGTTATTTTTGTTGGTATATTTACATCAGTATTAACTTTAAAAGGTTTTTTATCAAACTGTTCAGCAAATGCTACAACAAAAGAAAGATAATCATTAAAATACTCAGGTTTTACTTTTCTTCTGCCCTCAACTATCCTCTTAGCAACATAACCTACAAAACCTTCACCAAAAGTTTTTCCGCCAATAGCATCAAGTTGAGCTTTTTGAACTATAGAGGTAATATCAGTACCAGCTTTTTTCATATCCTTAGCAAAAGCTGCTTTAGCCTTTATAATTACGCGAAATACATTACCTCCACTACCCTCTCTTGCTTTAAATCGAAATTCAAAGTATTTTGTAAGTATCGCATCTTTATTTAAATCTAAATTACCAATTGGATTAGGAACAAATAACACATTTAAACCAGGATTTCCGTCAATATCAATATCGCTTATTAGAGTTAAGTTTTCAAGTTTATTTCTAGTTGCTAAAAGCAATCTTTTTTTTACATCTGAAAACTGCTTTGTATTAATTAATTTTAAAGCATCAGCCCCTGATAAACCTGTTCTACCTTTAAGAGTTCTCTGTACAGCCTGTATTTTTGCTCTATCTGCTGAACCAATCTGAACACTAGTGATATCAATATCATCAGAAGTTCCTAATCCTGTATATTTTGCTTCAGAAGTACCTACTCTTCTTGCTTTATCTCTAATAACTCTACTTTGTGAGATTTCAAGCTTGATTCCAACAGCTCTACCTGCTGCTTCAAAATCATCTAAATCAAGAAAACTATCTGGAGAAGGATCACCTTTTTCAGCTCCAATAGCTCTTTTAAAAGCGCCTTTTTGAGAGCTACTTAAAGCACCACCATAACCACCTTTTTCTAGTTCTTCAGAAATAAAGTTAGAAACGTCATCTTGAACAATACCTCTAATTTTACTTAAGGCTCTTGCTTCTTTGCTCCTTAGTCCTAAATCATTTCTTATTTTACCGTCTGGGAAATTTTGCTTAAGAATTTGAGCATACTTAGTCACTACTCAATTACCCTATATAAATCTAAAATTCTTCGAATATGTGGAGGAAAATTGCCTGCTAGAGGGTAGTTGTCTCCTCGTTCACCTTCAAATGAAAAACCTTTCTTTTCTTGATCTTGCTTATAAACAAGTTTAATCATATCAAGAGTAGCCATTTGTAAATCTTGAGGGACTTCGTTAGATTCATAACCAGCTCTATAATCAACCTTTACACCTGATGGAAAAGGTTGAAAAGCATTCGGACCGCTCAGGGTTAAAGATGGGTACGAATTTCTTATCGTTGGGAAAGTGCCTCTTACTCCTACAGACCCGATATCTCTTGTAACTTCTCCCATGTCTCTTGAAAAGTTAAAATCATTAGGCTCAGCATGAACATCTTTTGCTACAGTGCTGCCATTTTTCTCATCAAAATGAATTAATAAAACAGTATCATTATCTGGTCGGTGTCTGTGTGTAGGAGCAGTAAAATTGGAAGAATATCTTGCTTTGTTAGAGACTCTGATCTCATCTATGTAACCTTTAAACGTAGTTCCAATTTCTATATTAGAGGTGTGTGTATGGTTAGAGACAGTATAAGAAGCATCAGCTATCACATTACCATTATAATGTAAATATAGTTTTTCATTTTCTAAATCACGTGATACTGCTACATGAGCCCAACGACGTTTAGCAAACTGCTGAGACTCAATAGAAGTATTAGCTCCTTGAACTGTTGTTGCTGTTCCTGAAACGTTAGCTTCAAAAGCTAATCCATATTGATTAGCTAATCTTAATTGAGCGTAATTTGACGAATCCGAGTTCATAGAAAAAATCACATTATCTTGTAAAGTCGCTTCATCAACACGAATAAACATCTCAAGCGTAAAATCACCTTCTTCAAATTTTAATTGTTCAGGCACATTACCAGAAACTACATAATCATCAATCGCTAATTCTAACGATGATTTTCCAAATTTTTTAATTTTATCATTGTTATGGGCATTATTTTTATAAGTAAGAGTTAAATCATCATTTTCTGTAGATACAGGACTTCCAATAGTAGTAGGATCGCTTAGAATAACATGTTCTACTCCGTTATACTCAGTAACTTGATATACGTTAGATAAAGGTAGTCGTGAAATCATGACAGACGTTTTACCGCCGTCAAAAATTTCAGAGTAGTTATTAGCTAAAATCTCTTGTCCAATGTAATGTTCTACAACACCTGTAGCATAGTTAATAATATTTGATAACCTAGCATCCGATGTAGTAGAGTTAATGCTTAAGTAATCTTTTACTTGAGCCAATGTTACAAATGGGTATTTTCCTAAGTTTTCTTCTAATCGATCAACCATTTTGTCACCTATTCTTCGTCTTCTTCAGAGTCTTCGTCTTCCTCTTCGTATTCCCATTCATCTTCTTCGTCTTCTTCCCACTCTTCCACTTCAGGTTCGGGAGAAGCTTCTAAAACTTCTTCTACAGGAAGGGGGTTTCCAGACCATTCAGCTACCATACCTTCTGTAGCTTCTACACTGTAACCATTTACACGGCACCAGTGACGAGCATCTTCAATTTTCAAAATATCGCTAGGAATATTAGCCATTTATGTCTCCTTAATAATTATAATAAAAAGGGAGGCGATGACCGCCTCCCCCTGTTAGACTCACTGATGTAATCTTTACGATTAACCAGCAGCAATAGTAACAGCGTAGCTGTACTTAGAGCTGTCAAGAGCTGCGCTCGAATTGGTTGTCAGAGCTTTAAAGTCAAAGCGTGTGCTCATGTACATCGCTGTGACCTGCTGACGTGGTTCGTATTCGCTCTCGATTTCAATACCACGACGTTCTGCGATCATAAAGCCAGGCTTATAAAGCAGTACGCCAAGGTGGTTACCGGTTGAACCTACGTTATCCAGGAACTCAGAGATAGCTACTGGGATACCGTATACAGCACCAACAGAACCTGTCAGATATGTCGCATTTGGACCAAACTTATCGACTGTGCGGAAGTCTGATGTCTGAACGAGGTTGTTGTAACCTTCGATTGAAGTAACAAACACAAGGTCATTACCCAACTGAAGACCGTACTTACCAAGTGAAGTACGAGCAGATGCGATGTCTGAAGGATCAGCTTTATCGTTGGCAGAACCTGTTGAAACTTCCAAAGAAGCATCAGATGTCAGGTTAGTAATACCTTCGATAACAGAAGCATAACCAGTACCAGCGCTGATAGCATTGGTTGGTGAAGCTGTGAATCCTGTCAAAGCACCTGTACC